GCTCCGCCTTCTTCTGGAAAAAACACACCCCAGGTCGTGATCGCACTGTAATCCGCCGTTTCTTTTTTAGAAAACGCCGTATCATAACTTTGTATGACATGCTGTAAACTTGGCAATTGTTCATCTTCCCATGGTTGCCACCACTCACGTTTCAGGATTGCTCCTTCTTCTGCCGTGGGGTTCTGCATATACTGTGATGACCAGTTACGAAGAGGGATAGAAGCTTTAATTTTTTCTAATTCCTCTAATTCCCAATATTCTGGCCACACTGGGTTCCCTGATTCGAGTATCGCTGGAAATGAAACTTGTTTCCAAGAATCTGCTTTGGGTTCGGTTTGAGCCTTCAGCAATCTTCCTGTTAAATCGTCCTCGGCCCAACGGGTCATAACCACTAGGATCGAGCCTCCGGGTTGTAAACGCTGCCTGGGTCCTGAAACATACCAATCGTACGTACGTTCCATGGCGGTATCGGACATAGAATCTTGCTCCGTGTGAGGGTCATCAATAATCAATAAATCCGCTCCACGGCCCGTGATTGAGGAACCTACTCCAGCAGCATAATACTCACCGCCGTGACTTGTTTCCCAACGACCTTTGGCTTTAGAGTCTTCACGCAGTCTTACGTCACCAAATATTTGTTTGTATTCTTTAGAATCAATAATGTTACGTACTTTAGCCCCGAACCTCGCTGCTAGCTCCGTGTTGTGGGATACCTGCATAATTTTTAATTTTGGGTACTTACCAATCATCCATGCAGGGTAGTAAACCGATGCAAATTCAGATTTAGTATGTCTGGGTGGCATATTGATTAAGAGCCTCCCTTTTCTTTGGTCAGCTATATCGGTAAACTCTTTAGCTATGATTTGATGATGGCCCCAGTCTTCTGGATCTACAGATTTTCTACATACAAAATCCGGCCAAACTTCTTCGACAAAATATAAAAAATCGTCCTGACAAAGTTTAATATGCTTTATCCAAAGCCTTTCTACTTCGAGCCTCATTTGCTCGGTTGTCATTTGTTCTGTCTTCATGAGCCTCCATTATAATCATTACTAGAATTTTTACCAGCATACTGCGTCTATCTAACTTAATCTTTACCTTTTTTTTTAATTACTTATATAAATTCGCCAGGAATCATGATTAATATATAGTGATTGATTTTCATTTTAGGAATGAGCCTTATAAAATAAACAGTTTTTTTTGTTTGATAGTTTTAAATGAGAATGATTATTGGTGAAAAAATCGGACGAAAAAAAGCCCTCATTAGAGGGCTTAATCGTTGAGCTTTGATTACTTTGCTATGACCTTGTACTTGGTCATAAATCCATCTTGTACTGTATAGCCTTTTCTTTCCGTAACTTCTTTAATGAAATCGAATCTTGCAGTTTCCCATCTATCGCCGTGTATTTCATGAGATAACGCAACTTCATTTTTTAGCGCTTTTAATTCTTTTTGCTTTGCATTTATTGCCTTGTTAATAGAATCAATCTTAATTTGTAAATCTAACCTATATTGTATTTTCATTGTTTTAACCTCTTATATATTAGATTAATTTCTAATATGTAAACATATTAGCACGGATTTAATGTATATGTAAAGCTTTTATTTTAAATTAATCTATTTGCTTTATATATCATTATATGGTTTAATATACATAATCCTAGAATAAACTAGGATTTAGACAACAGATAGAGGTGAAACAATGAAACAGAAAAAAACTGATCTCAAGATCTCAAAGAAAAAAGAAATGACAATTGAAAAATATATTTCAAAGAAAATGAAATTAATGACTTTTTCAAAGGAGGTTAAAAAATGCTAGAAGTACAAAATGATAAATGGGTAGGATATACCATGCTTGACGGATGGGATGAAAATTTTTCTGATCTCGCTTTACCGGATCAGTGTATTAATTCATCATGGCATAATGATTCTTGCCCATCATTCGCTTACAAGGGATGGCAGATCTGGATTGATGCGGAAATTTTAAAAGACCGTGAATCAGTCGCACAAGGTTTTTCTGGAATAGAAAATTCTAGATTTACGATTATGGAGGTTAACAATTACGCTCATTCTAATACGTGTGAGCTATTTGAGAATTTTCAAGATGTTTTAGATTTTGTGAACAAGAAAATCGCACCCTTTATAGGTTCGTAAATTTTAACAGGGGCAGAAATGCCCCATTTTCTGAGAGATAAGGAGATCTTTATTGGGAAATGTGATTACAAGAAATGTGATCACAAGAAAAAGCCAGGAAAAACCTGGCTTTTTTTATGGTTGAGTATTATTTATTATTATTATAAATGATTTGATATATATAGCTTATATGTTATTATTAAGAGGTAGATATTAACAACACAAATGAGAGGTCAGAAAATGCAACATATAACAACTAAATATCTAGGACCAACGGATTTTAGAGGTTCTAGGATTAAGGCAACCACATCATACGGCAAGGATTCAATAACAATTAGTTATCCTTATGAGTTAAGCGGTATTGATTGCCATGCTAAAGCAGTCAAAGAATTAATTAAAAAGATTAAATGGAATAATGATTTAGATCGTACAAGAATGATATATAGCGAGCTTGAAAACGGTTATCTATTTGCATTCGATAATGATTTAAATTCTATTGATATATAATTTTAACAGGGGCTAGAAATAGCCCCATTTTTGGAGGTGTAACAATGATTAGTCTAATAAGTAATGAGAAAAACAGCGATATACATATATGGGAAGGCGTAAATAAAACTATCTTAATATCTTTTGAGGATACAAAAAGTTTGTATTCTTATAAGAGCTTAGACGATGCTATTAATAGCCTTTATATAGATGGATATAAAAACACGGCTCGTAAACTACATATGGAGAATAAATAATGAATATAGATAAAAATAATGAAGGGGCGTGGCGTATATCAGATATTATTAATGACCAACTTATTACGAGAGTTTATTATTATTATACTAAAAAGGAATCTATACAGTTATTTAAACTACAATATGAGGTGTACCAATGAATAACAAATACAAATTCCCATTATATAATAAACTGATGTTTAATTTTACGTGTTGGATATATAAAGGCAATACAGAAAAACAAATAGCTATGATTTTTAAATATGGTGATCCATACGGTTTATTTGATATGGTCAAATGCAAGTAAGGTAAGGAATACCTCGAGAAAAAGCCTGGCATAGTCCAGGCTTTTTTTTGTCCTGATCTCGCTAACTGTCCCCAATTGCCAGAAAAACAAGGCTCTTATTTGCGCATATTCAATTATCAGGGTGCTGGACTACCTCGAATAAGATAAAAAAAACCCCTCTAATGAGGGGTAAGGGGTTGCCCTTAGAGGGCATGAGGCCTAATGAAACCTATAGGATTAGTATGAGCTTAAAAAAATTTAATTTCAATAGGCTAGTTTACTAGCCATTAAGGTATCACCTACAATATCATTTTCAACATCATCTCTCTGATTTTTATCAAAATAGTATTTTGCATTTCTAGCTAATATTTTTTTAATGAGAGGGATATTTTCTATACCTTTTTCTTTAAAAGATAAAGACATTGAGATTTTATATAAATAAGCTGTTGCTTCAAAATCAGTAGGAAAACAAAGATGAATTAATTCTTTAATAAAATTCTTTTCCGACATTTCTAAAGGTATTCTTTTCATATCTATATCGGACATTTCTTGGTCTCTACCTTCAAAACTCCATATAATATTAAGTTTTAAAAGGGGCTTTTCGTTTTTTGATTTCATTACCATACCCTCGTACGGTGATTTTACTTTAATAATAGTCATTTTCATTACCTCTTTTCATTGTTGTTTAAGTAGTACCATTCTACCAGAATATAAAGTATTTGCAATATATCATTTATATGGTATCATTAGGGGGTATTTAACAACGGTGAGGGTAGGAAGATGACAATTAACGGTAATTTTTTTGATAGTTGGGATAAAAAAAATCTAGCAGATTTAGACATCCCTAAAGAATGGGCGGATGTAAGCTACGGCAACGACCTTCACCCATCCTTCCTAATTAAAGGATTTCAAATATTTATAGCAGAGGCTAATAAAGATGATAGGGAATGGGAAGGAATGCCTAGATTCGGTATACAACATTGGAACTATTACGGTGATTGCTATACCACTCGCACCATGGAAGATTTTAGCGAGGTTTTGGAATATGTATCCAATAATTTTGGTGCATGGATAGTAAGATAATTTTAACAACGATGAGGTGAATAAATAATGAGGAAACTAACACAAAGACAATTTGAGGAATTATTAAATTTAATAGAAGATATGGGGTGGGATTTCGATAGATTTTCAAATTCTGGTCAAGAAAATTTTAACAAGATTTGTAAGCTATTAGGTTGGGAGGAAAATAATGAAGAATAGAGTCTATGATTATAAAGGAAAAAAAAATTTTAATAAAACGGTTACCGAAAATGAGTATCTGTTGGAATGGGAAGTAGAGGGGGACTATAACAATTGGAAAGGCACAGCTTATTTTATGGATTTTTTATTGGAAGAGTTTAATTTGGGTATTGAGGACTTGCGCAAGATCGCCAATTTAAAAGAAGATGAATCAATAAAAATTTATGGCATGGCAGAATATTTTACCGTTACCAATAGGGGGACATAAAATGATGATGATGTTTATAGTGGGCTTTGCCCTGGGGCTAATTGTAACGGCCACAGGATTATTGATCGTGTTGCACCACCAGGACAT